CGAAAGAAAATCAAAATTTTGATGAAACGCGGTGTATTGCCTCGTACACCAGAAGGATTCAAACTCTTCTCAACGTATTTAGAATGGTCACAGAACAACAGGACAGCAGATGACAGACTCTAACAGCGCTACGCGACATGTAAAAGTTTCACTCAATGGCTGGACTGCATCTACAGTTGATCCCCTGCTCAAAGAGCAAATAAACAAGGCGTTGACCTTTGAAGTAATAACATTCAAAAACTTTCATCTCGAACGTCTATGCAGCATGACTGGTTTCAAGTTAGGGCTCATTGATTATCTCAATACCAAAATAGACAATGTGGTTTTTGACAATCCCGTGCAACCGTTGCCAGAAATCCCCCCTGAAGAGGGACAGAAATTAAAACTGAGAGACTATCAATTAGACGCCGCAAATGCCATATTGAAAAAGGGTTTTGGAATCATACAAAGCCCAACAGCATCAGGAAAAACGCTGATTGAAATAGCGTTGGCAGACAAGTTTCCAAAACCAGTTCTTGTCATTGTACCCTCAAGAGACTTATTACACCAAGTCTACACCGAGTTCTCAAAATACTTAGGTAAGAAATATAGTATTACAAAATATGGCGGTTATGATAGAGACTTGCGAGGGGATATAGTGGTGATGACCAATCAAGCGTTAGCACTTTATAAGCCCCCAGTAAGAGTGTTCTTAAAAACAGTCAAGGCTTTGATTGCTGACGAAGTGCATCATTGCACAAAGAAGCTGTATTCCATACTCGGCAGATGCCCAGCATTGTATCGAGCTGGCTTGTCAGCTACACCTGGTGCAGAAGACTGGCAAGACGTAAAACATGCAAGACTTATAGCTAATTTTGGTGGACTAGTATACGAAGGCAGCAAAGATGAACGAGTGAAGCCGTTCGTAATGTACCCACTCGTATACGAGGTGCTATACAAAGGAGATAACAAAAAGAATGCTAGTCACGTTATTGACGCTCTGCAATCGCGTGACCCCGTAAATCAGCATAGGTACGAGATTATTAAAAACGAAAACAGAAACCGCTTCATTTTGAAGGTCGCTGAACTATGCAGAAGAAAAGGTCTGAACACGTATATCGCGGTCGCCTGGACAGAGCACGTTGACAACTTGAAAGCTGTAAATGATACTGAAAAAATAGTTGAAAACATACATTTTCTTACTGGAGATTCTGAAATAGATAGCCGAAATAATGCTTACTCAATGTTGTACAAAAACCAAAAAGAAAAAGAGCCAATCGTGATATGTGGTACTGTTGGTGCTGAAGGTGTTGATTTAACTTTACTGAATGTCGTGATTTTTGGTGATGGAGGCAAATCAATCATCAAAGTCACGCAGACCATTGGAAGAGCCGTCAGAACTCACCCAGAGAAAAAGGTGGCAATAATTATCGATATCCAGGATGCTTGGTATATGCAACAGGTCGTAGCAAGAAAGGCGATGTATAAAAATTACAACTACGAACGAAAACACTGGAAAGATTTGTTGGCGTTTTTAGTCCCCGCCATAGAAACAGAAAAAGGCAACAAAAACTAGTTGCCTTTTCGCCGCGAGCTTATTTTATAGCCAAAAAAGTTACTTTAGCGGGTCTTCCACTAGAAGCTTTCTTGCCCTGGTTGCGTTTAGTTTGGCAATAAGGTTCTGAATCTCGTCTTCTGAGCCAGCACCTTTAATATCAGGATTCTCTTCAAGCCACTCCCTATATTGTTCTAGTTCTTCAATAGCCTGCTTAACATACGCTCTAGCGTCCTCGTTGCTGTCTCGTGATGACAGCTTGAACCAGTCAAGAGTTACTGTTTGGGGCTCATTTTCTCCATCTTCTATACCACCAAGTATCGCTCTAGCTATATTTTCAATAGCTGACTTAGCGCCATCAGAATATGACAATAACGTCTCGGCATCTTTTTTTGACCAGACTGTGAGGTCATGGTTAGTAATGGTACCGGCACCTTCACCGTCGTCCTCGAAAACACTCGCGCCAAAACTCATCGGGTCTTCGTTCAGGTTTTTGATACCCTCGCCCCTAATGTCATAGCCACTGATAGGATACGATTCCTTTAGACCTTGATTTTCTATTTCAAATTCATCAAAATCTTCGTCATACGTCGCTGCGTTGTAACCTTCAATGCCCAAGTCTTCTGCCTTTGCTATGAAAAGGTTAAAAGCTTTCTTAGAATAAAACGTAATAACCATGTCTACGGGATCGATATCGTAATCTGAAGGAGGTATAAACCGATGAAGTACGTCATCAATAGCCCTATCAAATTCTGGTCTATAATTTATATTAGTAAACCAGACCCACCCTCCACTAAAACCTGGCCAAAATGTTTCTTTCATCAATCGCCCTCTGTATTTTGCGTGTGACATTTCTACTGCCCCGCCAGATTGCTTTCCGCGAGGAGTCTTACCATTCTCTTCCTCTTGTTCTATGGCAGCCAAATCTTCGTCACTAGGCCCTTTCAGGTTTTCTAAATCCTCGTCTTCATCTTCAGTTTCCCTTTCCCAATCAAACCTATGCGTTTCTTTACTTGCTGTTGACATTATCTTAAACCAGTTTTCAAACTTTTTGAAAGCTTTTGTTAAATCCGAAATTGGAATCATCATTACTATTGCTTCTGGCGAACGCTCTACCAAATACCGTATTTTGGTATTTTTAACCTCTTTAATTGCCTCCGCCTTAAACTGCTTAAGAAACTCTGGAAGAGATTTAACTGACACTGCTCGAACAAAGCTCTTTTCTGTATCTCCTGCTTCTTCTTCTTCCCTCGTTCTCTCATACGACCACATAACATCAAGAGCCTTTTTGCCGCTAGCTGCGGACTCTTGGTCGGCATGATAAGTAGGCTTTGTTCTTGCACCGATTGCAGCTCGCAATAGTTTCGCCCAATAATCAAGTCCTTCTTGGTCCTGCGCTACTATAAGCCCATGACCAGACAATCGCAACGAAGTAGTATTTTGGACTCGCTCTGGTGACTGCTCCATTGGAGTATAGACATCTAGATAAAAAAACAAAGTAGCAGTAGAAATCTCTGGAGAAGTAATCTTGAAAATAAACTGCGTACCTAGAGCAACTAACGCTGAATACGTGTCGCTCCAGTTGAGACTGTCGAAATACGATAACTCTAATTTAGGAAACTTACGAGGTCTAGGCATCGAATACTCCTGGAAAAAAGTAATTTATTTGTCCACGTTTAATAGCACCTGTCTATATATTCTTTTCTGAGAGGAAACCGTATATGGCAATGAGAGCACTGTCAGCATATCCATCTGACGGGACTCTATGCCCTTTTGGAATCAAAACATCAGAAGGACAGCCAGATAACTCAACAAACTTTGCTATCGATGTCGCTTTTTTGGTTGCTTTTGCTGTCTCTTTGGGCATCAGCAGACCGAACTTCCGTTTCCACACAGCGGCTTCAACTTTTTTCGGTTCAAGACTAGCGGCAATTAACAAAGCCTCGATAATTCCGAAAGTTCTACCAAATGAAAATGCAGAAGTAACTCCTTCATGCGGCATAGCATGAACATTTTCCAATGTTACGGTTTTAATGTCGGTTCCATAAGTTGTCTTAATGCTACAAATTATTTTCCAAAGCTCTGCAATATCAACGATTCTACGCCTCTTTTTTACTGATTTTACAATTGTCACAGTGGGAATATCCCAAAATCGTGCCATGCCAGATTCGGGGGATAACACACATATTGCGCCGTTCAGACCAGGATCACATCCTAAGTAATACGTCATCGTATCTCCAAGACTAGTAAAAAAATGTGGGCGAGAGTCATCCAAACCCTCGCCCAATATCCGAACGACGTTTCCTAGCTAGTTATTTATTTCCTAACTGCGGCAAGGGCGGCTTCCACATCCTCGTCTTCGGCGGCAGAAAAATCTTCGCTAGTTGCATCACTCGTATCTTCACTAGCTTCACCAGTATCCGCTTCGTGCTTGAGAAGTTTTGCTAAATCGTCGTAAGGAAGCGGGGTGATAAGCCACCTGATTTCTTGCTCATGGGCAGCCACCTCGTCTAGGATGGCTTGAATAGCTTCCTTGTCAGGCTTGCCTTTCGCATCAGTAATAATTGGGGTTGGATAAGGAAGACTGCCACCTTTTCCATCTGGCATTGTTACTTTGCTAGCAGAATAGGTGAAGCCTGAGCTTTTTTGGGACGGAGAGAGCTTCAGTGTATAATCATTTCCCTTGTAGGGATCAGTGATGTCTTCTCCTGAATCTGGATCCCATTCAGTGAAAATTTGATTGGCAAGCGTGGCTGACATACTAATCTTCTCAACTCTGTTAGTTGAGCGATTATAAATGACTGCGTAAACTTTATCCTTAGCCATAAGAGTAACTAAGGCTTTCATCCCCGCTTCGTCGTTCTTTTCTTTTAACTCCTTCCACTTGGTGTACGTATACTCGCAAATAGGACATTCACCGTCACCTGTGCTCTTGGGGCACACAGCATTTCGGTAAGGCTGGTCAGGAAACAGATTGTGATGTTCTTTGACGTACAGAATCGGGGTGGACATAAAGGGCAGCGGAAGAAAACGAATACAGAAAGACGTACCTACTTTCCCGCCAGACTTGAAGAATGGAAGTCTGTCAGACTTCTCGTCATTATTGCCCCTCGTACCCTGTGATAACTTCTGTTTAAGCTGCTTAATCTTGTCGAGATTTGTCATCCCTGACGTTACTGAAACAGTCTTCTGTTCGGGTTTCTCTGCCTTTGCTTGGGTTTTTGTAACCATTGTATGACCTCCTGTGCCCATTTGAGCTGACCTACTCTGACCAATTCAGAGCTTCTTCGCGGTCCTGCGGCTCTTTGGGGCAATTATATGTTCCAGTTATAATAGCGAAAATACGAATCACAATGAGTTCTATTTTTGAGTATCCTAGAGTTCATGCCTATATATGCTTGTCGGGAAATAGGTCGAGCGGAATTCCGTCGGGACAATCTCCTTGACAAATAAGACAATCACCAACCAATATCAACAGCGCATTCAGTCTGTCTAATCGAGTGAGATACGATTCCTGTTCCCGCGATAAAAGACTATAATGCAAATCCTTAACACTCTCGTCTAACTCTTTCCTGATATGGTCAAGCAGTTCTTTTCGTGTTGGACGAACAGGCTCAATCATTGAAAGCCCCCAAATCGACAATTTCGATTGTAAGTTTATCTCTTAGTTTTCTCGTAAAAACTTGCTGTATCACCTTGGTTATCCCCTACAGACTCCGAACCTACAAGTTCGATTGTAAGCTTATCTCCTGGTTTGGCAACCTCTAAGAAATGAGTAACAGCGTAAGTCATCAAAAATTTGTTGGCTTTCGTACCGTCCTCATAACTAGGAATGTCACAAACAAAAAAGCCAGTAGATTTGCCATCCCGCTCTTCGGTTATCCAGTACTTACGCTCTTCCATTTTTACTCTTCCGTTTATTGGAGTTTTCTTTGCTTTTTTTGCCTTTAATCCGCTTCAAATCTTTTTCGATGCGCGCTTTTGTTGCTTTTTGTCGCTGTGCTTCTATAACACTTCGAGTTAGACTACTGGTTAGCGTATCGTTTGTAGTTTCTGTATCTGTATCTGTATCTGTATCTGTGTTTGCATTTATAGGAATTTTAACAAGGTCAAAAACAATAAAACCGTTCTCAACTTTTGTCACAAGAAGAACGTAATAGTCTCCTGTGGCTGGCGAGGTATCTCGGAGCGCCGAGGTACTCTCACTTTCAGAGTCAATGTCAACGACTAGAAAATGTTTTTGACCAAGGTTATTCATAATTTGCATACGTGCCAACGTCTCTTCCAGTGCTTGGTCCATCACTTCCTTACTAGGCAAATTAACCCCAGGTAGAGGTGCTGATGTTGCTTCTTGACAACTTGTGCGATTAACAGAATTACTAGTCCCGTATAAAAGAGTTTTCCAAAGTTTCTTAAACATCTTCTACGCCTCCTTCTAGTTCGTCTAGCTCTTCGACATATTCCTCTTCGTCTAGTTTTCTTATTGTGACTTCGTCGTAGGATGCAATATGCGTAAGCATTCCCGCATCCTGCAGTTCACGATACAACTCATCAGTTAATAGCGCTAAATCAGGAGTAGTAAAACAGCCCTTAAGACCAGAACCCACACTAATATTCTGTGCGTTGGGATTTTGTGATGCCATTCGCCCTGTTCTAGTACCCGTTGGATTAAACTCTGAGTGACATACTAGCCTCCTTTGCGAGTCTGGCTGTCCCCCCTCTTGACAGGCAAGTTTCAAGTAGTTTTTCAAATAGCCATGATACTTGGTCCACTTTTTATATGTAATGAAAGACGAGAACAGCGGGGGATCAAACGCAGCAAGCTTCAGGAGAAATGAGGCATTTGTTTTCGGCATATTGGTTTCAGCAGTTCTCTCCAACACAGGAAGACCCAACACGGTATACAGTGCCTCTGCCATTTGCTGTGAGCTATTGATGTTGAGGTTGTCTGCAAAAGATTGCAAAGCTTCACAGTCCTTTTCAGTCAACTGTTTTTCCTGCTGAGTGAGAATGTTGACCCGTGACTTCATTATGCTTCTGAACTGCTCTTCGGTTTTTTTCGACATACTATCTAGAGAGTTGAGATAGAGCTGGTCCAGATAGTCAATAAAGAACCTATTCAGCCACAGACCATCATAATTCATACGATGGCACAGGTAGTTAATACGGTGATGGACAGTGTGATAGATTTCAGTAAGATTTTCTGATTCTAACTTGGGCAAGAGGTTTTCAAACAGTAGGAAGGTGTAATAAGCGTCTCTCCTGCCATAAGGGAGTAGAATATGAATGGGTACTTTGTCAAACGTTCTATCACTAGTCCGTGAGTAGTTTTCAGCTAAGTAAGCAGCAGGACCGCCCTTCCAATCAGCCCTAGTTTCGGGTAAATAATGTCTTGTCAAAAAACCTAGATTATACTCTTGCAACCCTGCTCCGCTCAAGACGTGCGCGGCTATCATCGGGTCAAACTTGAACTGTATCTCTTCATACTTAACTCGGTCTGGATATCGCTGGGCTAAATACGTGAAGTCGAATTTGCCATTGAATGCCACTAAATATTTCGCTTTAGTGACGAGGGTCAGCATAAATTCTTCATACTTTTTAGCTGTATCAGCATCCACAAAAGGTTCTGCAATGGGAACGGAATAAGAAGCGTCCTTGAACGAAATCGAAAACGATATAACTCTCACGCCTGGACGATATGGAGACAACGAAGTGGTTTCGATATCGAACGACATAGGTTCATTCATTGCTTTTTCAATAATGCTGTCAAGCTCGTCGTCACAGGGCAAATCAAGCAAGTAGCTAGACCCAGCCCACGCGATAAGAAAATCGTCCATGTCAACGATGTTCTTGGGAAAACGAATAACTGGATGCCCCGCGAGCATGACTACCCCATAAGGCGCAGAGGAGGTTTCCTGAATTGGGAAACGCTCCCAAAACACCGAAGGGTCTATTTTCTTGAGCGTAGTCAGTATTCGAGGTGAGAGTGTTTCATTCATGGCAGGTCCTCATAATCTGTTATCTTGTGCAATCCTCTGTTCGCTATTCGCTATTCGCTATTCGCTATTCGCTATTCGCTATTCGCTATTCGCTATTCGCTATTATGCGTGGGGAAGTTTTTACTTCTCCAGATATAATAGCGAAAAGTGGAGGAACTTTTGACAGAAACCACAACTAGCAAGAAAGAACAACTAGCACAACTACGTCGAGAATGCTACCTATGTGAAAATTGTTCTCTATGCAAAAATACAGAATACCCAGTCCCAAAAGTATTTGGTGAAGGCTCTGTGAATTCCCGAATCCTATTACTGGGACAAAATCCTGGGTCCAACGAAATTAAACTACGACGCCCATTTGTTGGGCTGTCGGGCAAGCGTCTCGACGAAGCTATCAAGACAGCGGGGTTGGACAGGAGGCAACTCTACATCCACAATTCAGTTCTATGCTATACCACAGGAAATGCTACGCCTCCACAAGAAGCGATAGACGCTTGCAAACACTTTTTTGAATCCGTCGTCTCGATTATTCAGCCAAAGGTCGTTGTAGTTCTTGGAGCCTCGGCTTGGCGGACTGTGATGCCAGGTGAACTCTTCAGTGTTGAAAGGTGCAAAGACTTTTGTGCTAGAAAAAGTCACCACTTTCTGCAAATAGACAACATTTTTGTAGATTTGATTCCAACAGTCCATCCTGCTTACACGCTTAGAAATAGAGCAGATTTTCCAATCCTCGTCGATTCGCTATTATTGGCGAAGGAGTTTGCACAGTAGCAAACAACGAAAAATAACACGCTAAAATAACATTGTTTCTTATTACTGTTTTGCTAGTGCGTTTTTTCATCGACACGAGAATATAAGTTGAACTAAGAAAGGAAAACCACCACAATGGACTCAAAAACCGCATCACCACAGGAGCCTCCACCTGCTAAGACCATAGGGTGGAGAGAACACTACTTTCCTAATATTGACGACCACGATTGGTACGACCCAAAGTGGCAAACAGCGCGCTCAATTAGAACACTCGAACAACTCTCGGAGTTGCTGAACTTTGCACCCGAAGAGCTAGAAAAACTGCGTCTGCAAGAATCGCTGTTGCATATTGCTATCACTCCTTATTACTTGTCTTTGTGTGACCCAACTAACCCAAAAGACCCCATTCGCATTCAATCAGTACCGACGACAGAAGAGTTATCAATAAACGATTTAGGCGAAGATGAGTTGGGAGAAGAGAAACAAATGCCTGTCGCGGGACTTGTACATAGGTACCCCGACAGGGTGCTGTGTATCACGACTAATCAATGTCGAATGAATTGCCGATTCTGCACACGAGTTCGAGAATTTGCAAATGGCAAGCGACCTAAGACAAAAGAACAATTGTCCGCAATGTTAGATTACATCAGAGTTCACAAAGAGGTAAGAGACGTTATTTTGTCTGGGGGTGATGCACTGACAGTACCTTTGCCAATCCTCGACTGGATGTTGTCTGAATTACGCAAGATGCCTCATGTCGAAATGATACGCATCGGTTCGAGGTTCCCCGTTGTATTTCCGATGGGCATCACTGATGAACTGTGCAATATGCTTGAAAAATACTCTCCAATCTGGCTTAACACCCACTTCAACTGTCCAGAAGAAGTCACTTCTGAAACAGTCAACATAGTTAAAAAACTAATGAAGTCTGGTGTGATTGTCAGTAATCAATCGGTGCTCTTACGCGGGGTGAATGACACCACAGAACGAATGACTACGCTATGTCAAAAACTAGTGGCTGTTGGTATTCGTCCGCTATACTTATTTTCAAATGATAGAAAATTCCTACGATGCCCTATACAAACAGGTATTGATATTATCGGAGGCATGAAAGGGTTTACTTCGGGACTCGCTATTCCTCAATATGTGGTCGATTTGCCTGGGGGTGGTGGTAAGGTTTCACTCAATCCTAATTATGTTGAGTATTGGGACAACAAAACGTTCATCCTGCGCAACTACAAGGGCGAAAAGTATCGAGTAGAAGCCGAGTAAAACAACTAGCTTAAGGAGGAGAAGGAAGAGACGCCCCTTCCCCTCCTTCTTCTTAAGTTTGGGGTTCTTCTTTTTCAGTCGGTGAAGCTTCCTCTGCAGGCTGTTTTGCTAGTGACGTACCCTTTTTATTCACATCTTCAAACAACACCGCTAGTACGAAAGCTGTCCTAATATCCTGGACAAACTCCTTGGCATTAGGAAATTTGAAAGTATATATGATGTGACGAGCGTGGAAATCTTTCTGTATTGGATATTCACCAGAATCTGCCAGCTTTTCCTTACTAAGAAACTTAGGATTGATGTTATCTACATCTATGTTAAACATTGACTTTTTGGGGTCATTTACTCCGGCTTCAACGGGACACTGAATGATGACTCTATTTGGTATGCTATCGAGGACAGTAAGTTGACTATCTATATCAGCAAACTCCTGTGACGTGAGCAAACCTTCCATGCCGTATTCCTCTCCCGCCTCCTCCGCCTCATTAAGTCTTTTAGAAATACTAATTCCCAGTTTGCCAGTTTCAGTATTCAAATAGAATATTATTGGACCTGAACATTTCTTGCCCATCAAGTTGCACACCTCAGACATTGGTTTTCTGACTACTTTAGGTTTTGCCATATTTGCTCCTTCTAAGTCACGTACGTACTTACTTATATTCTCTAATCTAGCTCTGCATCCTTAATAGCGAAAACCACAATTTCAGCATAAAGACAAACTTCGAGTCAATAGTCTTAACTGTGTGTTATACTAATCACGTAGGAGGTGCCTATGAGTACACCTGAAACTGACCTTATTACACTTTTAGATGCGGAGCATGGAGTAACTAAATTTACGAAAAGTCTCTATCATTTCCTTGTTTTGAGACGGGATGGGACAGTCTGGGCATTGGGGCGCAATGATCACGGCCAGCTCGGCAACGGAACCAATACCAACAGCAATATTCTTGTTCGAGCTTCAGGGCTCACTGACGTTACGGCCATCGCGGTGGGCGGTTATCATTCCCTCGCCTTAAAGAGGGACGGAACAGTTTGGGCCTGGGGAGATAATGAAAACGGCCAACTCGGCAACAGGACCAACGCCATTAGCAATCTCCCCGTCCAGGTTTCGGAACTCACTGGGATTATTGCCATTGTTGGGGGCTATGACCATTCCATCGCCTTGAAAAATGACGGGACGGTCTGGGCATGGGGAGGTGGTTATAACGGAGACCTTGGCAATGGAGCCAACACCGACAGCAATGTCCCTGTTCAGGTTTCTAGGCTCACAGGGATTACAGCTATCGAGGGGGGCTATCGTCATTCCCTCGCCCTAAAGAGTGACGGGACGGTCTGGGCATGGGGGTATAATGGTTATGGCGAACTCGGCAACGGGACCGACACCGATAGCAATGTCCCAGTCCAGGTTTCGGGGCTCACGAGCGTCACCCAAGTCGCCAGTGACGGTAATCATTCCCTCGCCTTGAGAAAGGACGGGACGGTCTGGGCCTGGGGAAGTAATCATAACGGAGACCTTGGCAATGGAACCAACACCGATAGCAATGTCCCAGTCCAGGTTTATGGATTGAATGGAATTAAAGCTATTGCTAAGATTGATAATCGTTCCATTGCACTAAGAAATGACGGAACAATTTGGATTTGGGGACATGACACGTCTCAGATATTCGGCAATACAATCTATGTTTCGAGCAACATTCCAGTCCAAATTTCAAGACTCACGGAAATAAAAGCCGTCATAGAAAATGTTCTAGGAGTTTCCTTGGATTCGACATTAGACTAGCTCTTTTCCACCTTTAGAGGCTATATCAAATAGTCTTTTCATCATATCGGGGTCGCCTTCTTGTATTTGTGCTGCCGTCGCCCTCTCATTTATTTCTGAAGCAATCATACGTACCTTATTCAAAAAGTCAACTACGGTATTCAACATCATATTCAAATTTGCTTGTCGTACACGAGCATTAGGAACAAACACCTGGTCAGTGATGCTTTTTATCAATGAATCCGCAAAAGTCTTTTTCAGGTATCCTCCTTCTGCCAGTCTTACACACTCTCGGATAACTAGCAACTGAGCAACGCTACTTTTCAGAGTAGCGACACCCGTTTCAACCACCCGCCCAGGTTTTTTTCCAAGCTCCCCTACAGCAACAACTGACGAAGAATCTGCTATTAACGGACGAGAAGCAATAATTTCCTCGGACGGTTTCGATAAAAAAGAGTATTTCTTACCAGCTTCAATGTTACTCAGCTTAGTTATCTCTGGTGTAAGAATGAGGTCAGTAAGCTCATTTACTAACAGAAATGGCGAAGCAAGTTTTCCTGAAGAAAGAAACATTGGTAATTGAGAAAACATGTAGAGGAAAGTGTTGTAGTTAGCAAACCACTTGAGCCTATGCAGCCGCTCTTTTGGGGTGTCCATTAAAACTCTTGAAGGACGTTTCCAACAATTGCTTTGCTCATTCTCAGTTACAAACTTTGGCGATAAAGGCAGCATGTTATAGACGATAGTCATGCAGTGCTCAGGATAGGCTAGCCTAAGACCCGATAAATGCAGTAGTGACATAATATCAAATGCACTTAATTCCTGCTCTCCACCAGTATAACCATCGATAGAACGCCGCAAAGAATAGTAAAACGTATCCCACCAAGGTCTGTCTAACAAAACACATGTCACCTGGTTGTCGGGATATTTATCTGAATACAAATATTCATTTTCGAGTTGTATCCGTTTTTGAAATACCTCGAATGACCGGCTCCTACGAATAGAGGCGGGAAGTTTGAGGAAATCATCAAACGTTTTGGTCCCATCTACAAAAAATGGACTTGTGTCTTCTGGTACTTTAACTACATTAACACCTTGCTTAGCGAAAGCCTCAGCAAAATAATTAACTGCATAGGACTTTCCACTAAACTCTTCACCGCTTAATATCATGCAAAGAGATGGTAACATTGTTCTAATCTCCTATTTTTTCAGTTCCCTGCCACTGTCGGAAATCTGCGCTACCTTGGCTTTTGTGGATGTCTCGGTGGCTCCAACAAATGTTGCTCTCGACTGTCCATTCTTGTTGGTGACTCTGATAATACTTACTTCTGGTGCAAGCGCTATCGCAGACCTAGCACTCTCGTTGTGTGTAATAATAAATATCTGAGGTATTGGCAAGGCTTTGAGGAGATTGATGGCAGCCGAAATTCTCTCGGTGTCTAGTCCGTCAAACAACTCATCACCAACAAAAAACCCTATTTGATTTCGACTAGACTGCAACAGGATGTCCTGCACTGTACACGCCCAGGCGATATCAAAGCTTTTTCGTTCCCCTGTGGACATCGTGCTGAGATACAAGTCAGGGGATTCTATCTCAAGCTGTTTGTCATTGATAGAGAAGTTGACACGAATAGGTCGACCAAAAAGGTGCGTAGCTACATTGGTAACACCCTGCGCCAACGCTGGCAGCAATCGAAAGACTGAATTGAGCCTAGCAGGGGAGCTTGCCTGCGAGGCATTTCTGACAATGAGATAAGCGAAATACTGCTGTTTAGTGTGCTCTATCGTTGATTCTATTTCGGAAATTTTGGTCTTGATATTTTTCAACCGCTGTTCAGAATCTGCAACAGACATCTGCTGGCTAGCCTCCTCGACCTCCGCTTCAAGTGCCCCTCGTTCTTTGCTAATGATGCTTACCTCAGACTCGAATACTCGTAACTGTGCGTTTACTTTATCTCTCTCTTTTGCTAAAGCATCATATTTATTTTTGACAGCAGTATATTTGGCCCCAGACTCTTTGGCGCTTGTTTGTGTGAGCGCTTCCGCGTTTACAAAGTCTTCGAGCAATGTAGCTACTTCTGCTTTGCGTAGCTCTGCAAGCTGTTGAATAAGGGACTCGGTATCAAGCTCACGACCGCAATACATACACTTAATGGACCCTATTGACTCAAACCTTTTTCGGATAGCTACGTCAGGTTTTTCTGCCTTGAGTGTGCGAATACGTTCTTGTAACTTAACAATGACTCTTTGTGTCTTATTATGCTCTTCTGCAGCCGCGCTAACCTGCGGCTCAAGCGCGTCAAGCTCTTTAACTAGCTCAGCAAGTTTCTTTTCTTGCTCTGCAATTTGAACCTTGAGAGCATCAATACGAGCAGTAAGCTGTTCTATCTTTCCACGAAGAGACTGGTGTTTGTACGTCACCATCTCGTGCAGACCCTCGGCTTGGACCTCCTGTATCTTAAGGTCGGACAATTCGCGCTTATACTGCTCTAGTTCGTTTTTGAGCACGTTACTGCGCTTGAGAGCATCGAGATAGACCCTATCCCAGTCAAAGGTCTGTATTGACGACACTACCCTAAATCGTTCAGTGGGTTTTTTGGCAATGAACGATGTGCTCTCTGGCGTAAGAAATCGGCTCATAAACATATCAAAATCAATGCCGAGCCATTCCGTTATTACTTTGCTAGCATCGCCTTTCTTATCGAACTTGCGAGGCTTACCGTTCTCCCACATATTCAAAGTGCGACTGCCGTCTATATCCACGGTACGTTTAATGACTACTTTTGCTAGTGGTTTATTGGAAGCCTTATCACCCACCTCATCAAGGTGGATTTCAACTTCAGCCCTCTTTGCGCCTCTTCGGATAATATCTTGTGCGGGAGGGCGTGTACTGAGCGTTCTCATCAGCCCCCCGTAAATGCCGAACCCTATCATCTCAGCAAGGGTAGACTTCCCAAAGCCATTTGAACGCAACTCCTCCCCATCAGACGGCTCAGCCTCGATAAGGATAAAGTTTTTATCGTCTCCAAAATCCAAATCACAAGACGGATAACTCAAAAAATTTTTAGCCACAATACGTCTGACTCGAAACATGTTAGCTCCTAAGATTGTTTGTATTATGTCTATCTAGTCATTCCGACTGTGTATTCGCGTTGAAAAACTTCGTCAAGTACCTTGTTGGCTGTCTGTTTAATTAGTATCTGCTCTTCCGTGGCTTGCAAAATAAGTTCCCTGAAATCGTCATAGCGCAAATCAAAACTTAGATGACTTTGACTTGTCTCAGACAATAAAGCTGAGAAATTGTTGTAGTTAAAGTTATTCTGATTTACATCACCCAGTCTATACTGTGGAGAATCGTCCTTGCC